ATCTTTGGTGCTCGCTCGAATGGTATGTGTATCTCGTCCTTAGTCTTCTTCTCAAGTGTTATTCCTTCAGTAATGACAGAGAATAGCCTCTCGAAGTCAAAGCCCTTGCTAACGTCATCAAACACTAACACTTGGGTGTCTACTTGAACTCGTTGGTATGGGAATGACTTCTGAAAACTAAATCCCTTACCATCAATAACAACCATCTTTTTCATGTGACTTATTGACTTAACGAAGATCCCTTTACCAGTGCCACCTTCAGGGTTGTCCGATATGACCTCATCGTTCAATATGACAGCTGGACAGTAGCTTGCTGGCTTATGACTGTGCATCAAGTAACCAATCGTTGACTCAACAGACTTGATTCGTTCCTTCTCACCACCAGATATGTTACTAATAAACTTTATAAACTCGCACTCCTCAAAGGATGCCTCATTAAAATCTCTATTGATGCGCTGATCTTTCCAAACTAATCCTTTAAGATCTTTATAATCAATAAGTTGTATTCCATTTCTAGTGATCTTAACAGCACAATTCTTATAATACAAGTAGGCAGTGTCATTCGAGTCCGTCATAAAGTTAGCTTCTATCTTAGGTAGGAAGTTAAGGAATCCTTCAGTAAAGAACTTAGTATTGACGGCAAAGAAATTATAGATTGACATATCTCCAAGCCGTTCTAAATACTCCAATATGAAGTCCTTTATAATGTCCTCGTTGGCATCACTAATTATGTTATCTACAACTCTAATAAACACAAAGTTCACCGATCCTTCTGGGTAGTACTTGTAGAACCCATTCTCTTGAAGAAAAACTCTAAAGAGATGAGGCACTAACTCAATCTTGCCCTTGCTTGATTTTGTCCAGAAGCTTTCACAATCTTCAGGTTGCGTAGTGAAATCATCAACAACATCACTACCATACTTGTCAGCTACTTGTTCTATTGGAACACCTTGCTTTATCTCGTTCTGTATAGCAATAGTTTTGTCGATGTCTTCATAGAATTTGGTGTTGTGCAAGAATGTATTCTTATACGAACTCTCCATAATATTAACGATCTCTCTTGTCATGTCACTGTCAGTGTCATAAGAATTTAGTATCTGATGAGCTGTCTGCCTATCTATACCAAACTCATTTAACGCACAAGCTAATACAAAAAGATTATTGTTACGCTGTCCTGGAATCATTCCGTAATTCTTGTTCCACCATAGTGTCAAACGTCTGGTTATCTCATTGGTGTCATCGACCTTAATCATTGGCCTATTGTCCTTCTTGAATTCCTCAACGCTATCCATGTCAGACCAAACAAAAGACAGTTCGTTAACATAAATGTCTGGATCGTATGACTCGTAACAAACACGACTGATGTTTTTACTGGTGGTATCAAACTCTTCACAAGCATAATGCTTTTCGAGAGCATTGAAGTACTTCTTGTGGTTCATCGGATCTTTAGGAATTCTAACAAGAACCTTCAGCCCATCACCAGATGGTGAGATGAATACACAGTATGAATAGTTATCATTGATCAATTCCTCACGCTTAGAGAACAAATGTTGCTCATCTCTAAACCCATCAAAATCAATGCATATTATTCCGCTGTGCTCAACGATAGCATTGTCGGCACGCTTGGAGAATTTACCTGAGAAACAAATAGCTGGAAGCTTCTTCTTGCGTTCATTCCTGATGTCCTTTATGACCTCGGAACGCACCGCCTCAACTAACTCCTTAGACTTACCACTTTTGATTCTGTCTATAGCGACACTTACATCAACATGGTATGGTGATGCGGTGTCATTGATGGATTTGAAATAAGTTATCATATTCTTTGGTATCGTTTAAATATTTTTTATCATTAAGGTATATTTCATTCATTGCTAGACCATGCATAACTGTTGCATGATCTCTCCCAAAATATTCACCGATCCTTTGTAATGGTATTCCTTTATCTCGCATCTTTCTGTATAGATAGCATCTCTTATGTCTCAACGATTCCTTTCTTGAAGGCCCACTAAGATCATCTTTCTCTATCAATACCGATACTTTTTTTAACAGCTCAGCAATACTAATATCCGTTATCACTGAGCCACAGTGGCTACAAATCTCCATACTTATCATTATAATATTGTTTAGCTAACTCAGGAATAAACTCCATGCTACTAAATGGTTTTGGCATCCACATGGCAGCATTTATTATTTGTTCCTTCTCTATATCTATTGCTTGATTAAATAGCTTGTAGTTCTCACCTTTCAATGTAACTTCATTTTCTGTCACAAGCATATCTATCAACCACTCTACTGCTGTTTTCTCCATTCTATTTCTTTTTTAATTAATTCTAAATGCCAATCAGCACCACCGTAATCAAGTACTGCTTCCAGATGGTCGTCAGTCATTTTACATAATGGTATCCAAGTAAGTGGTTCATCGCCATTTACTCCTCTACTGCCACGAGTGGCATACTGTCTTACAAGCTGGAAGTCATCATCTGCATATATGGTGTACAAAGAAAGTTTTCTCATATCTTTTCCACCGTATCTCAGGTAAGCTGTTCCACCATCTACCATTGTTTCGTTCTTACAACCGCACGTTTGGTAGTCGTGTCTGTGGTAACTAACCAATGTTTTTAAACATTCTAAACAAGTTACCGAGTTATATACTATCTGGTCGTTCATCGTTCCAAGGCATCAAGTAGTTTGTCAGTCAGTTGAATAGCCTCATCAACCATCTCATTCATAGTAATATCCTCAGGGATTAAAGATTTAAGCATCTCGATAGCAATGTATTCTCTTTTAGTAAATCCAGGATTGAATTTCGCTGTTGTACTTACTGGCATTGCGCCTTTGTTTCCGTTTGGTGTCATAATAATGTAATTGTTTTATAAGGTTCTGAAATATAAACTGTTTTCTTTTCAATCTTTACGCTTGTCACATATACTTTCTCGCATCTAAGAATACCAAATGTATTGGCTGATCCTTCTATAATCTTTCCATACTCAGTGACAATTCTAACTTGGTCTCCTTTCTTACAAGGCTTACCGTTTTCCAGTAAATCAGCAATGGCTTCCTTTAAAGCTATCTTACTGTCTTCAACATTCTTTAAAGCTTGTTGGTAATTAATTTCTAATTGATTCATACTTATCTATTTTAAATATATAATCTTTTTGAATACTTGTTGTTGGACCTATGTAATATCTTTCTCCCATTTTGAATGTCCTATGTTCAAGTGGCTGATCTTTATAATTTGTAAACACAAGATACTGATTATCAGGATCAAAGCGTGCATGGAATATCTGAGTGTCTTCTTGTTCTTCTAAACTCTTCTTGTACCACTCACTTTTGTTCATCCAATCAAACAATCTTTCTCTCTCGTCTTCAGTCATTTGATGCCAGTATTTACTGGTAAGATTCTGCCAAAACATAGCCCTAGCTATTGGTCTTGGTGGTATGCAAGCTTCTGCTAAAAAAGCTAGCTCAAAGAAATCAATTTCGAATGTTGTCATGTCCATGATATTTTAAAAATAAATACTCAGCCTGATCGGTAACTGTATAACCATTCAAATAATCGGCTATCACAATCATAGCTTGCCTTAGTAATTCTTCTTGTTGAGATAACTTCTCGAGATATAGGATGGCATCCATTAATTCTTGCTTCATGTGAATCTGCCATTCTAACGTACTTAAATCCTTTCGGTCTAAGGTTGTGTTGTACTTCTTAATTCCAACGGCTGAGCGTTCTCTAAACTGCTCAATGACCGACTCTACTACTGTGTCTTCCATTTGATTTAATTATTAGTTAATAAAAATGCCGTCTTTCCGAGCTGTCAATAGTTTTATCGTTCTTCTTGAGCGATCGACATCACTATAAGTGCGGTCAGGACAAGGATTCGAACCTGTAATCGGAAGAATGAATGATTCCAACCTTAGACATTCCTTTGCGTCTACCATTCCGCCACCTGACTATGTTGAGGATGAGAAGTCCTCTGTGTTGTGTACATAAGAATCCATTTCTAGACTCAACCACTGTACAAAATACCTTTTTCCTTTCTCAAGGGAACAACACAAATGTGTACCAGTCTTTCCTGGTCGTCACCTCTACTCCATAGGTATTACCCATATCGTAGTAAAGCTTGGTTGGCTATTATTTTCTTAAAGATAACCAACTACCAATATATAATGGCATCATAGCCCAACCAAAAGCAATTGACAATATAAATTTTAATACGACATTAACGATACCATCTGTCTCGTTATGAGTTACTCCCAGCGTAAATAACGCTGAGAATAACATATAAATTACTACACCTATCATTAGAACGGAAGACTATCGTCAGCTACTGGAGCTGGTGTACTTGAAACACTTACTGCTGGCATACCACCTACTTTATCAACTCTAAACGCTTGTAACGTATTGAAATACTTAACGTCACCAGTTGGACTAACCCACTCACGACCACGAAGATTGAAGCTTACCTCAACCTCTTGACCTTCCATTAAGGTATCAAGCAAGGCTACCTTGTCTTGCGTAAACTCAAACATAATATCTTGCGGATATTTTGCGTCCGACAAGTCTGTTACAGCGAACTCTCTTTTAGAAAAAGTCTGTGACACTTGTTGTGTCGGCTTGATCATCTTGATCACACCATTTAATTTAAATGAACTCATTTGTTTTTATTATTTAATTGTTGATAATACTCATTTGCATGCTTAATTGCCACCTCAATACGACTCTCAATCTTCTTGATGTCAGCGTCAGTTAACTCAACCTCGCATATTGTTACTCTAAGGTTGTCATCCAAGTTGTCAGTGTAGTGTAAACTGTCGTTCTCCCATTCAGGTTTTATATCCTCTGGAGTTGTTACTAACACGTGAGCTACCTCACCATGTCTCCATTGTTCGCCAGTCATTTTAGTTAAGATGTATAGATATGACTTAACTTGCCACTGGTATCCAATATCGTAAGCTTTCTCTTTTGTTTTCGGGAACGTTTTCTTTGTCCATGATGACTTAATGTCAATCACTCTTTTGTTCACTACATCAACAACGTCTGGATGACCTTTTAATATACCGTACTCTAATTCGTAATACTGATCTCCCTCCTCCAACTTCTTGTGGTCCGTAAAGAAAAGTCGATTATATACGTCAATAGAATCACTCTCCACAGCCCAACCCTTTTGAGTTTTTGGATTGGAGAAGTCCTCGTAATAGTCGTAGACAATTCTATCGACATACTCCTCGATCAGCGTCTTCGCCCCAGCCGAAAGCTCAATCGGTGCGTCACGCTTCACAATCAGCTCGTCTCTCTTCTCAGCTTGCTTCTCAGTTAGCTTGATCTTACTCATTAACTCTTCAAGCATCTCTGCTTGCTTGTCTGTCAACCCATCTTCACCTAGAAAGATAGGACTGCATGATGATGGTCTAAGCTTCAGCATCCTTCAACTGCTTGATTTGATCGGCTGTTAACTTGTACTGACCACTAATCTTAGCAACCGTTGTTGCTTTTGATCTAACTGAATCAATGGCTACTTGTAACTTCTCATTTGGTAATGATGGTAGCTCATTCTTTGGTAATGGTCGTGTACTGAAACGTAATGCCTCAACCATTCCTTGTGGACTCTTGACCTTCTCTGTTCCAAGAACGATCTGCTTACCTACGTAATCGTCAGGATTGAAGGAGTTGAAGAACGTCTCAAGACGCTTGAAGTTTGTTCTGTTGGACACCATGGACTTAGTGAACTCTTTAAGCTTAATGAAAACCTTTTGTTCCTTACCCATCTCTCCAACGAATTCAGCTTGGTAGATCTTCTCAATGGTAACGATTCTAGGCTCGTACTTACCATTTACCTCCAAATCCCAAGCACCGAGATACTTATTGTCGGACATCATATTCCGCCAATGTGTTTGTTGTGTACTCATTTTATTTTATTTGATTTGTTACTATTTTGGGCTTCAAAGCTAACTAACATTTGTTGAT